GAAAATATATGAAAATAAAATACTTGGCATAAAAGAAAAATTTAAAATTCATAATAATTCAGATATAAATAAAGAGATTAATAAATATTATTCTTCTTATTCCAGTTTACAAATTTACGAATCATCCGAAGAATCATCCGAAGAATCATCCGAAGAATCATCAGAAGAATCATCCGAAGAATCATCCGAAGAATCATCCGAAGAATCATCCGAAGAATCATCAGAAGAATCATCCGAAGAAGATGAATCTAAAAAAGAAACGATAAAAAAATCCGAAAAGAAAGAAAAAGAAAAAGAAATAAAACCACCTGAAGAAGAAATTAATACCGACGACGAGGAAGCAGTTGAAGCGATAGAAGTCGGAGTAGACCCCGACATAGAAGATAAAGGAAAAAAAGATGACCTTGATGGTGATTCCGATAGTGATTCCGATAGTGATTCGGATAGTGATTCGGATAGTGATTCGGATAGTGATTCCGAATCCGAGGGTTTCGGTAAAATAGAATCTTCTGATAGTCAGAGTGGTGGTTTATTACATAATTTAATGCAGAGTGGCGGTGGATACAATAATTTCCGTTACTTCTTGAATAGATTAAAAGAATATGATATTGAATTGATAGAACCCGAAGGGGGGTATCCCGGGACAGTTGGTAAATCGGGACAGAAAAATACATACGCTAAATCGTGTGGAGCAATACAAGATCTTCAACCAATTGTATTGTATAGAAAAGAATTAGATGAGATTGAAGAAAAATATGGACCCCTTGAGGGAGTGGCTTTCCCTGAAGGAGGTGCGTTGGCGGTAGATGGACGTGATCCAGAATTCGTAACGGATGAAAAGGGCAATGAGGTACCGAATCCATATGAAAGATTATATATATGTCCGAGATTCTGGGATAGAAAACATAATATTCCTCTAAGTCCTAAAGAAGAAGAACATCCTATATTAAAAATACCATATGAATCTAAAAAAGGAGGAAAGCAGTGGAAAGATTATGTATTACCCCATGATTTAACTACCGCAGAATTGAAAGATAATGATTATTTTATATTCGAAAGGAGGGGTCAGATGAAAAATAAGACAATTGAGGAAAGTTATTGGTATAGTAAAGGAACTGATAAAGACGGGAATCCATTACCGAAAAAAGGAACCAAAAATGTAAACCAATATAATGTTATTTTTAAACAGAATTGCCATGCTAAATATTCAATACCCTGTTGTGGGAAGAATCAGATGAAAGATAAATATAAACCAGGAGATGAGGTAAATATTTTTATGAAGAAGAAAATCTTAAAAGGGATAATAAAAAAAAGATACGATAAAGGACCCAATAAAGATAAGTATGATGTAATCGTGGATGGAAAGGAAAAAATGTATCATGTGAGTAAATTTAAAAAAATAACGAAAACGACTAAAAAAACTAAAACAATACCAACAAGAGAAATAAATGATGTTGATATAACCGATGATTCTAATTTTTCTTCTACTAAAATATTCCCATTAAATGATAATAATTTAGGATTAGTTAAAGATAAGATAATTGATTTCTTAAATATTCAACATAAGATTAATGAAGATTGGGGGGGTATTTATAGAGTAGGTAATAAAGATAATAAATTATTTTCGGTATTATCTTCTGTCGCGAATTGTAATGTAGATGAATTTAAACAAAACTTAAAGAATGACATAAATAAATATAAGGATTATGGAAATTTATCCAATCTAATTCTCAAGTTTATGGATACAGAAATAAAATTAACAGGAAATTCGTTGGAAAAAAGAATTGAAAATTCTAAGCGAAATATAGAAAAATATATTGATTCTAATAATCACAATAGTAGATTTATATCGTCAATTATAAGAGAAATTACCAGGAGTCCGGATAATGAAACATTCAAGGATAAAACTAATATTAATATAGTTGTATTTGAAGATAAAGATAATAGAATTGAAATGAAAAAAAATATATTACCATTTGATTTTAATAGAGATGATAAATATATACTGATATATGAAAAGGAAGATAAATATGAATTAATCGGGTTAAGAAAAGAAAAAAATGAATTATCATCTATGATATATTCTAAAAGGGGAGTAAAAGACGTAAATGGTTCGGAAAAAATGAAGAATGGACCGACCGATAATATTAAACTAATTGAATATTCCGATAATTTAAAAATAAAAGAAAAATCTATTGTATTCTGGCCAGAGAAAAATCGCGTAGGATATATACATGAAATTATATTGACTCTTAAAAATCCTTATAAGTTAAGATATCCTAAAATAAATCAGGTACAGGATTTTAAAGATAAAAAAGAAAGACCAACGGACGAAGAATTCATCGTGACTTCACTTAATAATCTTATTATTGATAAATTAATAGAACATTCAGGTAAAAAAATGCTTATAGGGGATTCAGAATTTCCAGATTATGAAACTATTAAAACATTTATGACGGGTTATACATTTACTAAGAATTATTATGATATTACAAAGAGAATAACTCATATGGGTTATAAAAAAGAAGGTAAAGAATATTGTATCCCCATAAAACCTATACAATTTATTGATGGCATTAAATCTGTTAGCAACAGGGAAATGCCATCAATTAAATATGATTTAATTATAGAAGTATTAAAATCAATAGACAAAAAGATAGATGATTCTAAATTTATTAAATATATTGAAAATCATACAAAAACAGATGGTTATATAATATTCAATAATGCCAGTTTCATAAAGATAGAAGAAAAAGAAGGAGATAATTATAATAATTTAGTTCATTTGGATGAATTATTTTTAAAGAATGAAGATGATAATGAAGATAAAAGAGAAACATTTATAAAAACGCATTACAATGAAAGAGAAGGAAAGGATAAAACTAACATTCTACTAATAATGTACATAAGGAGATTTAAGAATAAAAGGAATGAAATTAATAAAATATTAAATAATGAAATAATGCTTCATATTGATAAAAGAAAAAAAATTTATGAAATATTAAAAAAATGTAAAGAAATAAAAAATAAAAAAGATATTTATGAATTTATTGAATTATTATTAATAAATGGTTATGATAATTTATACTATATGCTTATTAACAATATAACTTTAAAGGATATAACTAAAGAAACTATCGTCGATGATGAATGCACGGAATGTGTATTTAAATATTTCCAGATAATTAATAAAGAATATAAATCTTTATTTAATAAAGAGGAAAAAAATGATTATATTAGACAGAATGTAATTTCATATGAATGTTCTTTTTAAAAATTTATCTTCGTTTAGTTCTTTTAGTCCCTTTAGTCCTTTTAGTTTTTTTAGTTCGTTTAGTTATTTTTTTATTTTTAGATTTTTCTAATAATTCATTTTTATTATTAGATTTTTCTAATAATTCATCTACTTTCTTAAAAACACATTTATTTATACTTTTATTATTTTCTACAATTCTCCTTGTATCTCCAACTAATTTAACGATTGGTTGTGACCATTCTTTTTTATCCGTACATAAAGTTCTAACAGATCCTACTTCAGTTAAAGTCCATGCTTTAGGTGAAATATAATAATGAAGGGGGCCGTTGCCGTATTTATTTTTAATAGCATTTAATAGTATCATATTTTTCATATTATATCCCCTCTGTAAAATAGCTTGAGACGCTAAATGTTGAGTTAAATATTGGGGATTATCTATATATTGCATATCAATCCCTTCTTCTACGACTTCATCTATGTAATCATTAACGTCATTTAAATTTTTTAATTTCATAAATTCTTTATACCATTCTTTCACGAACTTACTATTTTTAGGACAGGCGAAAAACCAATTTTCTATCATAGGATATTTTTTTTCATATTTTATCTTATTAAATTGAGGATTAACATATCCTATAAAATCGGTTGTTTTCTTAATACCTATCTTATGAAACCATTCATCGAAAGAACAAGTTGAAAAAGAAGATCCATCAATCCATATCCCTCCATATTTCTTTAATACACATATTCTAATAAAATCAGAATATTTCTGAATACTATCTTTCGCTATTTTAATCTTATTAAAATTAATATTAGGAATTAGTTTTCTGATGTTTTTTTTATTAATAACGGTAATCTTATAATCGGGATTAAAATGTTTCCATGTATCAATTGATTTTTTAACTGTATCAGGTAAATCCTTGGAATCCCAGAAACACCATATGCATTTCGGTATACGATGTTTATTCATAGAAACTATAAATTTAGAAATATTTTAATTCAATTAAAGAATATATAAATTATAAACTATAACCAGCTTCTCTTATTATATTTTTATTGGCTGGATTATTTAACCAACTATATCTATTATAATCTACCCTTTTAGTTATAACTCCTGGAGCGAAATAAGGTTCATTTATTTCTGATGTTGTGGCATTGTTATTTAAATAACATCCCATATCTGTTTCATCGTTTTCATTCTTAATACCATATTTGTCCCATTCTAATTTATATTTATCACAGAATGTTTTACTCTTAATTAAATGTTGATTTTCGGGTAAGTACATATCTAAATAACCATTTAATCCTTTATTTTCTAAATCTTTATAGGAATTAGGCGATATAGTTGGGGGTATATAAGAATTCTTGAGACTATTTAATGTAAGGACTTCCGTAAGATCTTCTTTAGAATATTCTAGATTCGTATCACTTACCCCTATAACTTTAAATGATTGTGAATAATAGTTATCAAATATCTTGGATAGATCTTCGTGAAACATATTGGAATCAAACAAAATACCGATTGAATTAAATTTAACATCATAATGATTTACAAGGGTCGAATTGGAGGCAGACTGAACATGTAGATAATTTAGATATATTTCATCATCTATTATGACAATATCTGCAATTAAACGAATTGTATAATAATTTTTAACATCATAAATAAAAAAATCAACTATATATCTCTGATTCGCCTTACGATCTATCAAGCAATAAACATTTTCTATTTTTTTAATAAAATAACTATTTTCGGAAATCTTATTAATTGTCGATATCATATCTTTAACGAGTATTGTTATTTTTTCATTTAATTCTTGATCTATTGTATTCTTATTATAAATATATTGATTACAAGAACCAGATAGTTTAATCTTAGCTCCACTTGAAATATTATTAAAAATTTTAAGTAGTCTATGTTCGGGTTTAACGAATCCTATATTCATCGGATTAGTATTTTTTTCTTCATAAAAAATCTCATTTTTAACTTCCGTATCAGGTTTAAATTTCTCATATGCTATGTATAAAATAACTAATCCTATTAGTAAATAAAGATAATTCATTTTAATATACTATATTAAATAAATTATTTATTCATTGATATTTTCACCCCTATCTGCTAATATTAATTCTTTCTTATTATTTTTAATTGTATTATCGATGAAATCATATGCTGTATTTAGTTGTTCATAAGATTGACCTCCAGTAATAATGATCTTACCACTATTAAAAACCGCAACTGTTATCTTTTTACATAATCCATCTTTTCCTTTTCCATTACATTTCCCCTCGCAATTACATATTCCTGTATCTTGTTTTTCTTTATTGAAATAATATTTAATATTAACTCCCGGATAAATAGTAGGTTCGAATGATGAATAATAACCCTTATGTATAACTAATCTATGTAATATTTCTCTTTTAATTTTAAAACCACAATCAAAGTCGGTATTTATCATTGCGATTCTGATATCACCTGGATTAAATTCTGTATCTGTTAAAATAGTTTCTTGAATATCTTTATCTATATTTCTAATTATAGATACAAGTTTTTTAAGAATATTCTTACTCTGTGTTTCATTTTTAACACCTGTCATCTGAATCTTGCCATTATTGAAAATTTTCACATTTACAATTTTATCTTCAAATATGTGAGCCGTGATCTGATTGTAAAAGAATTTCTTTTTTTCGGTTTTTCTTGGTTTATTAGATTTAGATGGTTTACTACCCTTCTGATTCGAAGCTCCATATTCAATATATGTAAGATTATTGTCTATTTCTACAGAATCAAATAATTTTTTAAGATCTATTTCCGTGTTTAAATTGGATATACATGTCATGGTAGAAACCCTTAAATTCGGGTTTACTTCCATTTCTTATCTCTTATTTTATTTATTTATCCTACCTTTAAATATAATCAAATTTATTTATTTTTTTTTAATACAGTTTCAATATACTTGGCATATCTTAATAATTTATTCTTAGTAATATAGTAATAAATATATTGTATAAGTACATCTAATTTTACATCTGGATTTAATAATCGGTAATGAACATATAAAATAGACCAGGTAACGCAATACCCATGTCTAGCATCATATTTCATCTGAAATCCCTCTTGTTTAAACATTTCAGAAACATTCTTGAATTTATAATCGGGTAATATATCTTTCATAAATTTTTTTAAATGTTTAGCTTTCTGAAAATAAGCACCCTTCACTCCTTCTAGTGTACTGTCATCATCTTTATGTCCGTGGGGTTCAAAAAATTCAATATTTTTATTTTTATTGTCAATTAATATTACATTCGCATGAGAAAATGTTATTAATTGAACATTAAATGTAACTGCTACGAAATGCTTATCTTTTTTTTCATTCAATTTATCCTTAAAATAATCCAGAGTTGAATATAAAGATTTAATTTTATGAGTTTTAATATCATATTCAATGGTTAAATCATCATTTACATAAACGTGATCTAATTTAGAAGAAATTTTAGATAGGAACATAGATATATTATCTAATCTCTGATAGTGATAATCAACGAATCCGGAACTTTCAACTGTTCCTTTATTTTCCTTTTTTTCCATAGGAACATCTTTAATACCATATTTATTTTTTAGTTTTTTATGGATTAAAACTTTTTCTTTTAATTTAGAGACAGATTTTTTAAAAGACTTTTTAAATTTTTTAAGAGATCTTCTAATAGATCTCTTAAAAGATCTCTTTTTTTTTCTATTCTTAGCCATTCTAATTAAGAATAGATTTTAAAATGAAAAATTATTAAATAATTATATTTGGATTAATTTTAATTAGTAATTACCTGGTCACGTGCCCATGTGCCGGGGAGCATTCTCAGCGTTGATTCGACATTATCCATCAGATCAGATTCCTGCTGCTGCTGTCGCAGCGTCTCTTCCTTCTTTTTTTCTATTAATTTGTTAATAGTTTGAGTTGCTGTAGTAATTAAATGTTGTCCCAGATCATCAATGGTCGGTGATTTCTCTGTCGCCGGGAACGTATCTGCCAGACTAAGAGCTATACGATCTATTGATATACCTTCTCTTATAGCTTGTCGGATCAATAACTTTATAGAAGCTATTTGTGGGCTAAGTTTTTCTACTTCCTCATAATTATCGGGATTCATAATTTCTCTGAGTCCGTTCGCATACATTTGCCCATTAACGGAGAGTTGGATGTCGGTGTATGCCCCACCCTTCATCCTCCTCTTAGTTTTTCGGATAAAAGACCTCCTATTTACACGTGTTTTTCTATTTACTCGTGTTTTTCTATTTACTCTAGTTTTCCTTGATCGTTTTTTCTTCATCTTAGTTCGACTATTTACTTTTCTTCTACTTTTTCTCTTGATTTTATCAACCTTGCTCTTTCCCTTTTTAGACCTCATTCTTTTAGACCGCGTATATATATAATATTATAAAAAAAATTAAGAAATTTCAATAGAATCATTATTAATAGTTCCAATATCTTCAACGCCATCATCATCAGAATCCTCATCGTCGCTGTATTCATATTCTAAACCTCTGCTAACGCGATCTTTATTTACATCATCCTCGGGGCAGAACGCGAATGTGATATCCTCCATGGCATCTCTTAGACGATCTCTGTCCATATTAAAGAAATAACGAGCTCTAATCATCTTTAATACACACTCTTTCATATCGTCGTATTCGCCGATTATAATTTCTCCATCTTGAATAAACTCTAGAATGCTTCCATGTAAATTTTCAATAGTAACAATCTTAATGCTCCCCGGATCCATTTTATAATTTTAGAATAAGTTTTTATTTAAAATATTTAACGCAATTAATAATAAATGAACTTAGACGATTTAGAAAAAAAATTAAATTCTTTTTCCGAAGAACTAAAAAAAGATCCTATAAAAGAAATTATAGAAAATCTTTTAAAACAAGATTTAAATTACGAACAGAGAATAGATGTAGAGAATATTCATTATGCCAATGAATCTAAACATGAAAAATTATATCAGCAGAAAAACAGAGAGTATAAACATTTAATAAGTAATTTTTCAGAAGCTTATTTAGAAATGTCTGATTTTTATGTCGGACCTGAATTACCAAGAGAGCATTATTTACAATCTAAAGAAGATGTAAAAAAATTATATTTAATGTTCGCTTTTTATGCTTTAGCCGAACCTTATATCGAAGCATATGATAAAAAGTTTAATTAATAGATAAATCTTCTAAATAAATTATGTACCGGATTATCTGAATTTTTATTTTCTTTTATATGATCTTCTAAATCTTTAAAAGATTTAATATGTCTTTTACTTAAATAAATATCATATAGAGTCATTTTTTCTCTTGTAATATAGCATAAATATGCTACCACGAACAATGATGAAAATAATAAATTCCCTTTTACTTTAAAGAATATCTGGAATACGAAAAGAGGAATAAAATGAAATAATATATGCGCTACAAGGAAACTAAACTCATAATAAGTTTTATTAACTATTAACTGATAAAAAACAATACCTAAATAACCATACGCTATCAATAATAAAAGATATGTTGGATTAATCTTAGTTATAAAATCATTGCAAGGTAATATATTTCTTAAAATTATCCAGATAAACGTGTATTCTAAAGTCCAGAAGGTTAACCATTTAGAATTCATTATGAACATTCTATTATATCTCTTATATTAATTTAACCTATTAATAACAGAGATATTATATTAACCTATTAATAAACAATCTTCTAAACTTTTCATCTGCCCTACAATACCCGAAGGAACACTATGATTAACATTATCTTGACTTAATAATTTTATATTAGGATTCTTTTTTTTTAGTTTCATATATGTCTTTTTAGCGAAATTATAAAAAATAGTTTTATCATTTTTACCGTGACATACCCATATTTGTTGTCTTTTAGAGAAATCTTTTAATGATCTAGTTATTACATGACCTTTAAATCCAATAATACCACCAATCTTTTTATTGTAAGTTATACCTGCGTCTATCGCGACACAGCATCCTTGGGACATCCCCGATAAAAAAACCTTAGAAGGATCCCCTAAATATTTAATTTCTTTATCTAATAATTTATGAACCTTTCCTCTTGTCTGTAATAATTGTTCTTCGTTTATTTCGGGTTCTTTTTCACAGTGGGGGGTTAAATAATCATACCATGAATTAAATCTTTTATTCTGATAAATTGTAGAAGATCTTTTAGGTGCTTGTGGTAGAACGAATTTAAAATTACATTGAGAGAATGATTTTTTAAATTTATCACAATAATATTTCATATCAGAAGAATTCATAGAAAAACCATGTAAAAAAATAACTGTATGAGTGTATTTCATTAATTTAATGTAGATTATTTATATTTATTTATATTTATTTATATTTATTTATATATAATGGGTAATTCACATAGTAATCATAGTAATCATATTAATCATAGTAACGAGGATTCTAATCCCTGCACAGATAAATTAACAGACATTCAATACTTAGAACATATGATTCCCCACCATCAAGTAGCAGTAGATATGAGTGATATGTTAATACCTCATACGAACAATCCAACTATGTTAAATTTATGCAGAGAAATAAAAAGAATTCAGAAATACGAAATATGGGAAATGGAAAAAATGAAAAAAAAATTAGCAGACACGATGTCAAGTGATACTAAATTTAGAGTTGATAAAGATAATGCGAAAACTAAATTAGATATATGGGATCCTAAAATGTCTAAATCTAAAGATGGTGATTGTAATCCTTTATTTTTTAAACCCAATGATCATTCGGAACACATGGAACATATGAAAATTACAGATAAAAGTTATTTGGAACATATGATTCCTCATCATCAAGTAGCTATAGATATGAGTAAAAGATTATTATTACATACTAATAATACATATCTTATTACATTCTGTCGAAAACTGATTGTAGATCAACAAGGTGAAATATATTACATGAATAATTTACTAAAAAATAAATATATTCATCATAGTCCATTATTATCTTATAAATCAGACGACCAAGTGTCATCAATTACACCTGATGATAAATATACTTCTTCTTTTTCTACTATTTTACAATCGCATTGAGGATATTTTTCATAAAGTTTCTGAATACTTAATTCTTTCATTTTCGCCTCAATCATAATATCTATCTTTATACCGTATTTTTCCGGAATCTCTAAGAGATAATCAGGTAAAATATCAATATAATCACTATGATGACCTATTTTACCTGATCCTTGTTCCGACACATGAAATTTAGGTTTAATACCTCTTCTGAACCACGTTTCTAAAATTTCTGAGATATATTCTTTAGGATCTTTAAATTCTTCTAAAGGATGCAGTAACTTATAGCACTCAAAATGATGAGTATCTAAAACAACCGGAACATTCGTCATCTGACTGATCCTTAAACAATCTTCAATAGAATAACATTTTTCGCAATTTTCTAGAACGAGTCTTCTTTTAATTTTTTCCGGAAGATCTTCATAATTTTCGCACCATCTCTCTATTGCACCTTCTTTATCTCCGTATATACCGCCACCATGAATAACCATTACCGAATCTTTATCCATCTTCATAATGTCAAGAACAGAAGCATGATAATCTAAATCAGCAATAGTCATTCGTAGTGTTTTAGAGTGAGGTGTGCCCAAGTTGTTGAATTGACCTGGATGAAATGTTAGTCTGTGTCCGTATTTCTTAGCCAAATTACTAATATTTTTTAAATGTTCTATTGCGAAATCAAAATCATAATCGGGGACCTTAGGATTCGTCTTGTGTTGAAACATTTCACTGCTCAATCTAAAAACTCTTATTCCATTATCTTCATTCCATTGAAGCATTTTTAGAAGATCTTCTAAATTCAAGAGAGTTCTTCTTTTTAATTCTTCGATACCCAATCTGTCAATGATTCTAACTATAATTCTCCTTGAAGCATAAATAGGAACTTTCTTTTTCTTGAGTGTCGTATTCATACAACATAGCCCGAGTTGGACAGGTCTTTCTTGGGACATGTTGAATTGGTTTAAATTAAATTTGATATTACAAAAAAATAATAATATCAAATTTAAATGGAAGAAGTGGAATATCTGTGGTTGAACGACGGAGATCAGAGTGGTCAGACTATTTATATTTATCTGAACGAAAAGGGCGAAGAAATAAGTGGTAATATAGTTTCTTCGGGGGAGTCCCCTTATTCACCCAATCGTTTATAAAAGCGCGAAAATAGTGGGTATAGCCGCGAAATACGTAAGGAAAATAGATAATTCTATATGGAAAATGGAATAAGAGAGATAGAAGATATAGATAGGGGAGTTATAGAGGATTTTAATTACGAATGTAATGAAGATCTTTTAAAAAGAATGATAGAAAATTTTAAAATGGAAAGTTTATTAACGAATTGTATGATATTCGCTGATTGGAGTCGCTGCTTTTACAGAGATAATCTTTATAGAACTATAAGTATAAATATTGATAATTTAAAAGTAGTCTGTGAAAAAAATTTAGCTATTGCCCGTTGCTTTTATAGTTTATCACGTGATAAAGATGTATTAGATATGATTCATGATATTTTAGAGAGAAGACCAATCATTCAATTCTTCAATTGAATCCGATAGTAATAATTTTTTATCTATAAAAGGTCTCCCAATTGCTATATCAGGGGGCAATTCTAATTGAACCGAACAAGCTGTATTTTCTACACACATCTTCGTTATATCATCCCACCACAGGCCATTATCACACTGATATCCTACATTACACATCATATTACACATCATTGGCTCAATCTGACCGCACATAAGAGGACAACTTGTTCCGCATTCTTGCCATATCTGATTACCACAATCCTGACCTAATGAGCATTCTTCATCGCAACAGGATATATCACACTCTCCCCCGAAATCGGTTAGAACAATTAGGAGATCATTTACATCTACGATTAAATCTTCATTAACATCGGATTGTAAATTAGAGGTAGAAAAATCCGAAAGAACATTTAGAAGATCTCCTACATTTACTAATTCGTCGCCATTAGTATCCGAACGGCAAATATCCTGAGAAAAAGAACTTGTGAGCAAGTTAAACAGAGTAAAAATCTTTAAGAACATAATATAAATATATACTATAATATAATTTTAAATGGGTTCCATTGAGAGTTAGTTATTCAATGAAATAACAATTAGTATCAATACAATGTAAATAAGAAGAAGCAATATAATGATACAGCAACCGAAAATAGATATTTTCTTACAGATATCTTCTTCTTTATCTGTATTTTTTATCTGTTGCGCAGTCTGCGAGTCTCCGTAATTGTATTCTTCGTTAATACCCATAAAATTATTATTTAATAGTGTTAAATATAGTTTATCAAATTTATTAAAATTTGATTTAAGTTTAAAACGTTATAATATAATTAATATAATTAATAGATTTATGATATGGAAACTAAGTGTTATCACGAAATTGAATTGAATGGAAACAAACCTTCAGACGAACAATGGTCTATAATAAATGGACTTGTAGAAGGTTGTGATTGTGAATCAGATGCTGTTCCGGGTGGTGGAAAATCCACAACGTGTTATTTTATAGCTTTAATATTTCATATTCTTTTTCCCTTAAAAAGAATACTTAATCTAACATTTAGTGCAGATTTAAAAAAAGAATCAAGGGTAAAGGTACAGAAATATGGTATAAAGAATATGGATATTGAGAGTTATAATTCTTTCGCACATAATTACTATGGTCAAGGCGGACATAGTTCAGAAGATTTATATGAAATAATTGAAAAGAATAAACCTGCTATAAAGAATACCGAATATGATCTAATTATCCTTGATGAAGTTCAGGACATGCAATCTATATTCTTCAAATTAATTCACAAGTATATTAGAGATATAAATTTTAGACCACAATTATTCGTTATAGGCGATAAATTTCAGGGTATATTTGAATTCAAGGGTGCGGATATTAGATATTTAACGAAATGTAGGGAAATCTTTCAGAGATCTTTTATATGTTGTCCTCTAACGCTTAGTAGAAGGTTGACGAATCCAATGGGTAGATTTATGAATGACATTATTTTAAATGAAAAAAGGATAATAACAGATAAGGAAGGTCCTAAGGTGAGATATCTGGTATTCAATCCATATGGAGATACATTCTTATCAAGTATGTGTAATACTATAACTAAGTTATTGAAGAGTTATAAACCAGATGATATATTTATTCTTGCGCCATCTTTAAAACCGGGGACACCGATAACAATGTTAGCGAATAAATTAACTTCATCCAGAATTAAAATTTTCTGGGGTTCAAATGATTCAGATAAAGAATTAAAAGAACAACATACACGAGGTAAAGTTGTGTTCACTTCTTTTCATAAATCAAAGGGAAGAGAAAGAAAAATAAATATAGTTTATGGTTGCGACGAAAGTTATTATCATTTCGGAAATAAGGATTTAAGTAAGGAAAAATGTCCGGAACCTATATTCGTCGCCTTAACTCGTGGTTTAGAACAGCTCTTTATGATTCATGGACATAATGCTAAAAATGATAATAAAAAATACAGGAAATTACCTTTTATTAGAAAATCAATTAAGGAATTAAAAGATCTACCTTATTGTAAAGTTGTTAAAGAAAATGATATACAATGGTCGGATTTAGAATATGGAAATAATACAGAAATAGTTAATAACTCGGAAAATAAATTCCCAGTTACCGATTTCATTAAATATCTAACAGACAGACATGAAAAGGAATTATATCCTTATAGTAGTTTATTATATGATAGAGTAAAATCACCTAATAATGGGATCACGATTGAAACCGATATTAGTGTTGATGGTCTTGTGGAAAATGTTGCAGATCTAAATGGAATTTCTATACCCTCTTACTGGGAATTTCTAAAAAAAGGAGATATGACAATTTATAGATTAATTTCGAATCATTTTCATTCGGAAAATATAAGAAAAGTTTACAATAGATTAGTTTATCCTCCGAATAATATTAAGGATGTTTTACACATTGCGAATATTTATAGTTCTTGTGTATCGGGGGTTGAATATAATTTAAATCAGATTGATGTTTATGGAAATAATTGGTTACCAGATCACAAATTAGAAATGTGTCTTGCGAATTTAGATGAAACTATTAAAGATGAAAATATTAAATTTGAGAAATCAATCGTCTATACAATTGAACACGAAAAATACGGTAAAATAGAACTCAGTGGTTCAATTGACGCAGTAGATACAGATAATGTATGGGAATTTAAATGTACAGGTTCACTTACTATGGGTCATAAATTACAATTAGCTATGTATGGATGGTTGTGGCAGAAATTATATCCCGAAGATAAAAAGAGTTTTAAATTATTTAATATTTATACATGTGAAATTCAGGAATTAGATGTTTCACATTATGCGTTAGATGATGTTGTTGAAGTCTTAATTGAGAATAAATTACAGAAGCAGGATAAAAAGGATGATGAAGAATTCATTCGGATATGTTTAAATGATATTGAAATGCCTGTTATTGAGAATAATTTTAAGGAGAGCGAATATCTATTAGAAGATTCAGAAGAAGAATGAATTAATTCTTAATAAAATAGATATTCAACTTTTAATCCATCGTTTCTGTGTCCATTAATATCTTCATTAAAATCTATTTCATTCATATCTTTTTCTAAATATTTTTTTATCATTCTAAATATATCTATTGATATTTATTTTTAATAATTTAAAAATTTGATAATTACATTTATATAATGTTAATATAATTACTAATAATGGCGAGAGACAAGAAATGGAATGATAAATTAGAAAAATGTATAAAATTTATGGATAATGAAAATAAAAGACCAAAAAAAGAATCAAGTGATGAGAATGAAAAATCATTGGGTAAATGGTTAAGTTACCAGTTTAGACAAGGGACTATACGAAATGAATATAGAGAAAAATTATGGAATGAATTTATAAATAATTCAAAATATTCAAAATATTTTATTACCAAAAAAGAAAAGAAAAAACCATTAACACGAAAAATAGGATTCGAACAAGATCCATTAAAACAAATGATATTAGATTATTTAGATAAAAACAAAGAATTTAAATTATTAAAAATTATATGCGAAGATGAAAAAGAATATAATATATTAGATTTACCATATTGTAAAAGAGATGATAAATGTAAATTTATATGTAAATGTAATAATATAGATACACGGGATATTCGTAGTATAATTAAATTAGAAAGAGGTATGTATTGTAATGATTGTATATTAAAGAATACATTAAAAACACAGAATAAACAACGATGGACCGAAAAATCAATTTACATATACTTTGCGAGATATATTCTACTTTGGAATGTAGCAAATATGAGTTTAAATAATAATTATGAATGGAAAATACCTATTTATGAATGGTGGAGAATATATCATAATGGTTTTACATCGGCGTTAATTCGTTTGAAATTTAAATGGCAAGATTTATTAGATAGATATGGTAAAAAATATAAAAGAAATAAAAATGAATTAAAAGATGTAAATAAATTAAATGAAGAAATAAAAAAAATATATGAAAAAGTTGGTATAGAAGGATTAATTCCAGAAAAAATGGATAAAAATTATACTGGAATATATAATACTTATATCAGGCAATATGAAATTACAGATGATGATAATTATTCATCATTTCATGGGAGAAATGGGTTTCCATCGTTATATTGTTGTAATGTATTAAATATAGAAGATAAAAGAAAAGAATATATAATAAAAAATTTCCCATCTCAGTGTAATTTTGATGAACTAATTGAATATCATTTCAAACCAATTCTCGAACTATATGGAACACTACCATTACAACAATGGTTTTTAAAAAATAATGTATGTGGACCAATAATGAGACAGTTTAAATTAAAAACATCATGGAAAGAAATAAAACAAGCTCTAAATATTAAAAATGATAAACATATATCATGCGATGGTTCTTCTTGGGATAGTGGGGGAGAGGTTTCATTGGCAAATTTCTTAATACATCGTAATATACAAATAAAAAAAGGAAATAAATATCCAGATGATTTTGATATTATTTATGGTGGTAAAAATAATTGCACATATGATATGAAAATATACAGTCCAATTCAAAAAAAATGGATAATAATTGAATTATGGGGAATAAAATTAACTGATACAAAAACATTTATGGATGGATATCTAGAAAGGAGAAAAGTAAAAGAAAAATATTGGAAAGATAAAGATAATTTTATTGGTATTGAATGGACAGATAGTTTAAATATTAATAAATTAATTGATATATTTGAACCATATATTGGACTAATTGAACCTGATAAAAAATATATTAAAAATAATGATGTTGAATTATTAATTAGCGAAACATTAGATAAGGAATTAATTCGTAGAACAATGGATATATATAATAAATATCCCAATGAAAGAATTACATATGATTTTATAAATGAAAAAGATCCAGGACTAAGCCCATTAATATCAAAATACCGGGGTGGTTTAGTTTCATTCAGAAGAAGGTTAAATATTTCCAAACCAGATAATCTTTATCATTATGAAATTAATAATATTATAGACGGTTTATTGTATTATAAAAATACTAATAGTACTAAATATATTGATATTCCACACGATTATATAATATCAGATGAATGTCAGAATAAAGAATTACACAATATGAAATTAGGGGTAATAACGGGCACAATTCGCAATAACTTTTCCTATTTAAAAGGGGATTTTAAAAATAACATACAGAAATTATTAAACATTAATTTTGTATTTTGCAATAATGAATATCACTGGAATTTATTATATTCTGGGTTAATATATTTTAAATCTTTATATGGAAATATAGATGTTCCTAGTAAATATAAATTACCTGTTAATATATTAGTCCCTGAATTAAGTGAATATCCACTTGGTATGAAAGTTTCTTGTATTAGATCTTCGCAAAACTTTATAAAAGAAATGTATATATCTGAAGATACATATAAAAAATATATAGATAATGGAATTAAAATTACTAAACCAAAAGAAAGAAAAGAAATGTTAGATAGATTAGGTTTTATATATGAAATTAGAAGTTCACATGCAAATCTAAATCATGTAAATAAAAGAAAAAAAGATTTTTTGAATAGTGTAAATATTATAGTTAAATATTATAATGAATATAAATGTTTTCCAGAAAAAAAAAATGAATTATATATACATTATACAAGATTAAAGAACATAGTTCAGGTGAAATATTCATTGACAGAAGAAAGAAAAAATATAGTAAAATTAGTTGAAGAATTAATGTGTGAAAAAATAAATCCATTCTGGAAAAATAGTTATGATGTAAGTAAGATTATTTTGGTAGAAGATCTAATACAATATATAATTAAATATAAAAGATTACCAAGAGATTTACATTCAAAAAAAAATAAATCAGAAAAAGAAATAATTGAAAATAAACAAAGGTCTAAATTACAATTATTGAAGAAACAAATTAAACGCAACGAAATAGATGAAAAATTAATTAAATATATTAATAAGATTTCTGAAAAAAATAAAATATTAAATAATTATTTATTCCTCTAAACATTGACTAATAAACTCATCATCTGATAAATCAACATTGTCTTTTAGTTTATTACATAGTATTTTATCTACTATCCGATCAATTATCCACCATTCTCTTTCCATTTCATATATTTCACCTGTAATAATATTCATTAATTTAAAATCTTTTTTATATATTTAAGTTTTTTTTCGTTATTTTAAAGATGAATTAATATTAAAATGATTATGAATATATTTAATATCTTCTCCCGATAAGCATATGTTTAAATCTTTACCCCATTTACATAACCAACCATTAGTTGCATCATTATCATCAAATATGCAATGACTGATACTGTTTACATTTTTATGACCATGTGTTATATGAATTATATCTTGTGAATCTAACCATATACAATATCCTCGGTGTATACCTCCATTGATTCTAAATAATTTATTATTTTTACTTATTGTTTTGATATATGGGCTCCCATTCCAATTATTTATAAATCCATAGGTATTATTAAATTTATCCGTTAATGTCTTATTTTCATCACTCCATATGATTCGTTGAATATCCATTGATTTACTTTTATACTCTATATCTTGGTCATTTTTATTATATTCTATTTTATCATTGTCTATCACTTCAATCTCCTCTACGATATTATCAAGATAAAATTGTTTCAGATTTTCTAATTCGTTTTTTACCTCTGATTTAGTTTTTCCTTCGGTGTCATATTGTTTCCTTGATGCCCCGATACCATATGGTTCCCAATTTAATTTTCTTAAATATTCAGTTAATATAGGATTTTTTTTCTCTGACTTGCTTATAATGTACGGTGTTGTTAACATTCCGATTTTACCTCTCCCTTGATTATGATTCTCTAATACTAAGAAACATATATCATCTATATTGATTAAAAAATGCGATTCTTTATGAATAGATCTTTCCCTAATTTCGATTTTATGAGTATTAAAAACATCGTGTATTAATTCTTTTATCTGTCTAACTCTTATTTCTTCATCTTCGGATAGTCTATCATTTACATCAATATCTCTTAAACCGTAATCGGGTTTTTCGGTTACGAGAGGAATGTCATTCCATATTTCTCCATCAAGTAGATCAAATACTTCTTTAATATCTTCTATTTTACCCTTGAAAAATTCTCTCCGTGGATGAACTCTAATCATAAATTTTTCCATTAATTTATGAAGTTTTTTTTCTTTATCTTTCGGATTCATAACTTTTTTCGCGAATTCTATTTTAAATGTCGGTATCTTCCATGTCTCAGAACTGTTCGCTTCTTTTAATCTGTCCAATGGAGATCTCATCGTGACACCCACTTTATAGATATCTTTCATAATTTCAAGATTAGAAATACAATATATATATCCTTCTTCCATTTATATATCATTTTACATTTATTCTTAAATTAAATTTAATTATTATTCACCGAATAAAGACAGATATGAAGGTTTTAAACATGTTTTAGAAAATACTGAATATTTAAATAAATTACAGGATTTTTATAATTGCAAGATTTTATATATTCAAGTTTTTTTCGTTAATTATAAGTTCAACTACTTAAAAATAAAATAGTTTGTAATAGTATAATATGGACACTAAAACAATCAATAAGTTTGTTTGTGAAAGATGTGGAAAGGGTTTCAAGCAGCGTGGTCACTATAAATCACACATTAATAGAAAATTCCCTTGTAAAATAATAGATAATATTGTTAATAACAATAATAACAATAATAATGTAAATTTGATTATTGCCAATAATTGTAATAATAACGAATTAGTAATGAATACCTTTACAGAACTATTTGAATTCCTACAGAAAACCGATTTACCCATTAAACAATGGATCAATAATCAGTCAGGTCAAGAAGCAGGATATAGACAAGAAGCACTCCTTAAACTGCTTGGTGGCCTCAATACAATCGATAAACTAAAACAATTTACTGCATGCTCGGGCAATTTTAATGAAAACACAATCAAGAAAATTGAATCTTATAAAGAATTATTCCTTGAATCTAATAAAGAAATTAATTTTAGAGGCAATGCTGGAGATTCATCCGATTTTACACTTGTTGGATCCCATAATAATAAACATATCATCGCAATATCTTCTAAATTACTCAACTCCGAACACAGTGGTAAATTAGATATTGAAAAGATGAGTCTTTATGCTCAACAATATATTGATAAAGGATATAATGTATCATTCGGTTTCTGTGTTAAAAATAAGAAAGAAACCGATGACATGATTCAGAGAACGCAATCATCTTCTAAGAAACTCGCGGAAATCTATAATAGAGAAGACACAATTGTTATTGATCACGAAGATCTCAAGGAAGCCTTCTACAAGTTTAGAGACTCATTTAAGAATACTCAATTATCTGAATTATTTAAATCGTATAAGAAACCATTAGTGTTAAAAATGCATCAGAAGTTAGGTGTTATGAAAACTATTCGCTTAAAAGAAGAAAAGATAGAAAAAATTTTATGGGGACACATTCAACGTTCAGGTAAATCATACATTATCGCAGGATCTATTATTGAAGATAGTGCGAATAAAGACACCTGTAATTATCTCGTTATTACAACTGCTCCGAATGAAACGATGGATCAACAGATTGAAGTGTTTAATTGTCTTCAATTAGATGATTTTAATATCATTAAACTAAATGGAGACTACAATAAGAAAAATAAGAATCCAGCTCTAAAAGATAAAAATATTATTGTGTGCTCTAAGCAATTCTTACAATCTAAGATTAAAGATTCAGAAAAAACTAATTCTATTCCTTGGCTAAAAAAGATTAAATTTAACATGAGATTTATCGATGAATCTCATAATGGAGGAACAACTGAATTAGCGAAGAATACTCTTAAATATTATGGATCTGGAGCATTCACAGTTCAGATTACGGCAACTTACTCTAAACCATCGAATGATTATAATATTCCAAGGGAAAACTGGATTCTCTGGGATTTAGAAGATATTAAGCTGTGTAAGAATATTACTAAAGAAGGAAATATTGATACTCTTGTAGAGAAGCACGGTCAAGAGATTAAAGATTATATTAATATGTATTCACAAGAATCTATTGTAAATGAATATTCCAAATATCCAGAATTATTTCTTCTTACAGACAAGTTAACGGATGAATCAACAAGGGAAATCATTGAATATACACGAGATAATAATTATGGGTGGAGTCCTGAAGCATGTTTTCTCTTGAAGCAATCATCTGATAAGAAAATAGATGAATTTCAGAATGAAGAGGAGAATCTTAACATGTGGTACAGAATATTCGGTAAAAAGAATCGGTTCGGTATCCCTGATTCTGATTTCCCTGATAGTATTGTTTACATGGAACGCATTAAAAAGATATGTAAGAATCCTGAAATCAATTCAAGATATATTGGAGATACAGATGATCCCATGATTATTATGGCATTCTTGCCTCAAATGGATATTGGTTTAATTTCATCAGCTACTAAAAAGTTATTAGAAAAGAAGAAAGTTATCCCCGATTATGATATTATCTCCATTAATACAAAAACTACTGGAGATCCAAAAAAGAGTATTGAAGATGCGCGAATTAAGGCGAAGAATACTGGGAAGAAAGGTGTCCTTGTTCTTTCCGGAAGGCAATGTTCACTGGGAGTCTCAATTCATAATTGCGACATTGTTATCCTTCTCAATAACAACATGGGATTCGATATGATATACCAGATGATGTTTCGGTGTATGACTGAAGGTGAAAATAAGAAGGCTGGATTCGTCATTGATCCAAATATTCACAGAGTTATTTCAACGTCTATTATTGATTATGCTTCAACGATTAAACCTTCTTCTCATCCTAAGAAGTCTTCTAAGTATATTTTACAAGAAAGACTAATTAATCTTAACGCTGATGATTGGATGCCTGAGTTCGGTAATGATCCATCAAAAATTACATCTCTAAGTGAAAATATATATAACATTTATGCTTCTAAGACAGAACAGGCTCTTTCTAAACTTTTAGAAAGAATTAAGTATAAAGAGATTCTTCTTTCAAATGAAGAACAAGTCATTTTCAATGCATTATTCACAACTGGTTCAATGAATAAACTACACAAGGAATTAGTTGATAAACTTTTAGAAGATGATGAAGAAACTATTAAAGATGGAATTGAGAAGATCAAAAATGAAAAAGAAGATGAAGAAGATTTTATTGATGACAAAGTTGATAATGTGAATTTTATGGATATTTTAAAGCATATTATTCCATTAATATGTTTATTAACCATCCATGATGAAAATTCAACATCTTTCACCGATATGTTTACTAATATTGAGATGAATGAAACTATTTATAAGATATTATTAGATCAGGTTGTTTCATGGTGGGGTAAAAAGATTAATAAGGATATTCTAAAAAAATTCGTCCGAGTTTATATTAAATACGTAACAGGTGATTCCGAAACAGAACAGATTATTAGGACTATTAAGGAATTATTCGTTAAGAATATTGACAACAATACAGAATTAGCAATTATTATTGGGAAATATCTTATCCCTCAAGAGTTAGAAAAGAAGAATAATGCCGAGGTATCTACACCAATATCTCTTGTTGATAAAATGTTGGATCTATTACCTCTTGAATTCTGGTCAACTGAAAAAACTGTTATTGATCCATGTGTCGGTAAGGGAACTTTTACACTACCTATTATTGATAGATTCATGAAAGGTTTAGAAGATAAATATCCAGATAAAGATGAAAGATATAAAATTATTTTAGAAAAGTGCTTGTATTTCTGTGATATAAATCCTACGAATATATTCATTACGAAATTATTAATTGATCCATATGATCAATACAAGCTTAATTATCATTTAGGAGATTCACTGAAAATAGATATCAAAGAAAATAAAGAACATTGGAAATCTATTGAGAATCTAGATCTGTGTATTGGAAATCCTCCTTATCAGTTACAGGTGGGACCTAAGAAAACACAACCTATATGGAATAGATTTCATTTAAAATTCAGTGAAGATTTAAGGGAAAATGGTTATCTGTGTTTAGTTCATCCATCGGGATTTAGGAGTCCAACTGGTGATTTTAGGAATGTTTTAGAAAATATGAAAAATTATAATTTACAATATCTGAATATGAATGATGTTAGTGAAGGGCAGAGAGTATTTAAATGCTCTACCAATTTCGATTATTATCTATTAAAGAAGTCTCAATATTCCGGATCTACCCGAATAGTTGATATTAATAATGCGGATCATACTATAAATATTTCTGATTGGGATTTTATTCCTTCCGGGGGATTTACAGAATTATCTAAATTGATAGCGAAAGAAGGAGATGAATTAATAGATACACTTCATTCCTATAGTAATTATGAAACAAGGAAACCCTATGTTTCTAAGAATACGAAAGATGATTTTATACATCCAGTAGTTTATACTATTTCGGGTAGTAAAGGTATTCAGTGTCATTATTCTAAGAGTAGAGATCATGGTCATTTTAATATTCCTAAAACTATTTTCTCTAATGGTAAATCCTTGATTCATGTAGATAAAAATGGAGATTATGGTATGACACAATTCGCATATGCGATAGTTGATGAATTAGATAATTTAGAAAAAATTAAGAAAGCGATGGAAACAGATGAATTTAAAAGGATTATGGGATTCTGTGCTATTAATCAATCTCATCTGTATCATTATAAAATTATTAAATTATTTAGGAAGACTTTCTATGAAGACTTTATCTAGATAAAAAATTACATATCTCCATAAGTTCCTTCGCATGTAGGGATATGTCTGTTGTATTCATTATTGGAAATAAAAGTTCTTCTACATTGATAGCAGTATCTGTCTCGCATTAAACTTACTCCTAAATCTTTTTTTTCTCTTTTACAGCATTGAAAACAAGATGAAGTCTGTCCCATTTAATATATGATATAATATTATATTTATATGAATATAATATTAACTGTATTTTTACTTTATATTTCGACGAGCATTCAAGAATGGTTTATACATAAATACATGATGCATAGTAATGAAAATTACCCTTTAAAAAATATCATATCAGGAATTTATAAAAATATTTATAAAATAGAACAAAGTGAAACTCATATAAATCATCATTCAATTACTAATAATGAAAATAAAGTTTCAACCGAAGATGAAGGAATGCTTTATGGTGGATATAATATACCATTTACTACTTTAATTGGATTTATTATTTATTTCGTAATATCAAAAGCAATAAAGTATGAGCATACGAGAAATGAATATCTAATAATTTTTATTACTTGGATAGGTATATCTTCGGTATATTATTTCTTGTGGAATATTCTACACCCAACTTATCATGAATATAAATATTCAGAAAATTATGAAAATATAAAAGATAATTTTATTTATAAATATTTAGAAAAATATCATATGATTCATCATCTCAATAAGGGAGAAAAAAAATGTAATTTTAATATAATTTTACCCTTCGCGGATTTTATTTTGGGGACATATAAGGGATGTGTAGATAATAGGGATTTCTGTAATAGTGATTCTGAAAAGAATGAAAAAGAGAAAGAATTATGCGATAAACAGATAAGAAATATAAAATTGCATCCAGATATAGAATATTGTAAAATTTAGTTTATATTTTCATCTTCATCCTCAGTGTAATTGTTAATCTTAAATGTTATAGAAAATTTAAGATCTCTTAGCAGATAAAAGACTGCCATGAGATTAATGAAAATGAGGACATTGAACATAGACAAGTCCATTTCACTCTTGAAGTATTCA